GTTGGGGCGTACTGATGAAGAGGTAGGCATCTTTGAGCTGTTAACTGACGCTCGGTTCGGCGGCCAGCAAAAGCCTGTCGGTGATGCTTTACGACCGACTGCGCAAGAAATACGTGCATTGCAGATGAAGCCTTATACTGGCCGCATTACTGACGACATACTTCGCGGTCTAGAGGCTCGCGGTGTTAATGTAAACGCTAACCCAATGGTGACAGCGGCAGCAGTAGCGGCAGGACAAGAGGCAGAGGGCTTGCTTGCACAGCTCCCACAGAAAGATAGTGAAGCGTATAACTACAGCGACTTACTGCCAATCAAGCGGTCAAAAGACCCGGAAGCGCGTGAAGGACTGTTAGGTGGTTACAGCCCAGCATATACCGGAGTCGTCGAGGATATGATTGAAGGATTGTTAAAATTCAGCACTCAAGCAAAGCGTGGAATCTACAATCCAGCGGCTGCAAGTGAGTTCCTGCTATAAGCAAGGTATAATATGGCGACACCACGTAAAGGTAAGGCAAAGGTAAAGGTTACGGCTTCCGGTAAGAAAGTATCGTATGGGCAGGCCGGTAAAGCCAAGGATGGTAAGTCGCGAGTACGGCCAGGAACCAGCAAGGGAGACGCCTATTGTGCGCGATCCGCTGGTCAGATGAAGAAGCACCCGAAAGCGGCTGCCAATCCTAACTCACCTTTACGTTTGTCTCGTAAGCGCTGGAAGTGTTCCGGCACTAAATCAAGGAGCAAGTAATGGCCTACGGTTACGGTAAGAAAAAGAAAGGCAAGAAGCGAGGGAAGTGATATGCCAAGTAAGCGAGGGCTATACGCCAACATTCAAGCTAAACGTAAGCGCATCAAAGCAGGTAGTGGTGAGACTATGCGCAAGGCTGGAGAGAAAGGTGCGCCAAGCGCAAAGGACTTTAAGAAAGCCGCCAAGACAGCCAAGAAGCCTATGAAGGCCGGCAGGAAGCGTAAGTAATGGCACTGACTAACTATGCGGAGCTAAAAAGCTCTATTGCTGACTTCCTTAACCGGGATGATCTCACGTCCGTTATACCGACGTTTATCTCACTGGCAGAGGCTCAACTTGCGCGTGATCTACGTCACTACAAGATGGAGAACCGTGCCACAGGAACCATCGATAGTCAGTTTATGACTAAGCCTAGTGACTGGTTAGAGACTATTCGGATCAATATTACGACCTCGAATACACGCCCCCTAGATCTACTTAGTGCGCAAGCTATGGTAGATAAGCGAGCTAATCATTTAGATATTACAGGCATACCGCGATATTACCGGCACTCTGAGAATCAGTTTGAGTTCTTCCCAACGCCTGATGGCAGTTACGGCGTTGAGCTTTTGTATTATCAGCGTGTACCGGCATTGTCTGACTCTGCCACAACTAACTGGTTACTTACTGAGGCTCCAGACGTTTATTTGTATGGGTCATTAATTCACTCCGCACCATATCTGTCAGATGACCAGAGAACTGCTGTATGGGCACAATTATTCGGCGCAGCAGTACAGCGTCTCAATCAATCTTCTGATGAGGCTACACATTCTGGTAGCGGCCTTGTTATGCGCAACAGGGGTCTAGCATGAGCTTTACCAATTTTTTAGAAACAGAAATCCTTGACCACGTATTCGGCGGCAACGCTTATACTGCTCCTGGCACCCATTACCTTGCACTATATACCGCAGCGCCAGGTGAGACAGGTGGTGGCACGGAATGCACTGGCACTAGTTACGCACGCCAAACAGTAGCATTTACTGTATCCGGCAATGAGGCGACTAACAGCAGTGCTGTAGAGTTTCCTACGGCTGGCAACAACTGGGGAACGATTACTCACGTTGGTGTGTTTGATGCCCTTACAAGCGGTAATCTTATGGCTTATGGAACGCTAACTGCATCCAAGGCCGTAGAGACCGGCGACGTGTTTCGCGTTCCTGCTGGCGATCTTGATATCACTTTAGACTAATGAATTATGGCCAGTGGAAATACGGTTATGCCGCTTATTCCACAGCGGATCTTGAAAACGCCGCTAGTTTAGGCCCAGCCACCTCATCGGTATCAGCAAGCTGTGTAAGAGTTAAAGACGCCTCTACGGTAATTTCTGCTGCATCTGGAACAACCATTACCGCTGGAGTAATACGTCAAACAGGGAGCGTCATAAGCGCTTCTACAACCACATCTTCAACAGCCGCACGCATATTCAGTGGTGACAGCGCAATTAGCGCATCGTCATCGCAAGCTGTAGCCGGGGCCAGAACACGTAATGTCGCGTCAGACATAGCTTCAAGTGGTATAATCAATGTCGCAGGGTTAGTTGTCGTGCGTGGCTCGCTGTCAATCGCAGGTGTGGCGACAGTATCACCGGCCGGTGCAGCCACTCGTAATGGTAGCAGTGCAATGCCGGTAAGCTCAGTAACATCGAGCTTAGGAATTATACTTTGGGTCGATGAGTCTGTAGACGCGGAGACTTGGACCGACCAATCAGGCAATGACCCGAATTGGTCTGACGTTACATTAATAGGCGCGACATGGACCGACAAAACGGCTAATGACGCAAATTGGACTGATCAAACCATCATCGACGAGACATGGGAGGCCGCTTAAATGGCTGACACAACTACTACAACGTACAGCCTTGTTAAGCCAGAAATAGGCGCTTCAGAAGACACCTGGGGAACAAAGCTTAACACTAACTTAGACAGCATCGATAACCTGCTAGACGGCACTACAGCAGTCACAGGCATTGATATTAATTCGGGTACTATCGACGGCACTATTATTGGTGGTTCTTCTGCTGCTGCAATTACCGGCACAACCATTACTGGTACATCGTTTGTTACTTCTGGAGACATGTCTTTCGGAGACAACGATAAGGCCATCTTTGGTGCTGGCTCTGACCTTAAACTGTACCACACAGGGTCGCATAGCTATATTGATGAAAGTGGAACAGGCAATTTATACATTGGCTCAAACAACGGCGGCGGTGTTTATATCCAAGGGTCTGGAGAAACATTGGCGTCCTTTGTAGATGATGGCGCAGTAACCCTTAATTTTGACAACGCCGCAAAAGTCGCCACAAGCTCCACAGGCATCGACGTAACTGGCACAGCCACGATGGATGGGCTTACAGTAAATGGTGTAGGCTCAGTTATAGCCTTATCAGACAATGCTGTTTTTAATGTAAACGTGTCTGGTGGTACTTCTAAAACATCTACAATAAATCAACGAGCAAAATCTTCTAACGGTTCAAACGCTGAAACTAGTATTGTCGTTACAGGCTCTAGTGGTGAGGCAGTGTCTGCTTGGGATTTTAAACTTGATACTGCTAATGGTGCGCTTACAAAAGCAATGACTATTGACGGAAGCGGAGACATCAGCTTCTACGAAGACACGGGTACGACTGCGAAGTTGTTCTGGGATGCTTCTGCGGAGTCTTTGGGTATCAACAATAGCAGTCCAAACGCACCTTTAGAAGTTTCTGGTGCGGCAACGACTAGCACGGACATTGCACACTTTTCAAACAGCAACGGAGTGCAGAAGGCTGTAATTGGTATAGATGGTCAAGGTGATGGTCAAATCACTTTGATAGACGCAGGAAATAATACTGATGTGCTTTTCACAGCCGGTGGCGTTTCCTACATTAACACCGGTGGAAATTTTGGTCTGGGTACTAGCAGTCCAAGTTTTCCTTTAGAAGTTGACGGTGGTACTGGTGATGGTATTAAAATCAAAGCAGGAAACACCTCCAACGATGATTCTTTTTTAGTTGCGAATAGTTCTAACACTACTATGTTCTTAGTAGATGGTGGTGGAAATGTTGGTATCGGCACTAGCAGTCCAGCTACTCATTTACACGTTCAAGGTTCTTCTGGAGAAATACGGGTCCAAGACACTGGTTCTGGCGGGGGTATAGTTTCTTTTAGAGACAGTGGAACAAGTAGTATCCCAAGCATACAAAGCTCAGGAAACAATTTACTTGTAAACACTGGCGGCTCAGAACGTATGCGCATCGATTCCAGTGGCAACGTGCTGGTTGGTAAGTCGTCATCTAGCTTTACCACAGCAGGTGTTGAACTAGCTCAAGGTGGTACAGCAGGTAAAGTTCAAATACAGCGTTCTTCTAGTCCGTTAGCTCTTGTTAATTTAACAGACGATGGAGCTATCCTAAATTTTTATAAAGGCACCACCGCAGTCGGTAATGTTGGTGTTGTTAATACCAACAATCTGAGAATCGGAGGAACAGTCGCTGACCACGCAGGTATTCAGTTTGGTACAAATATTTTAATCCCTGAATCGGGCGGTTCAGCAGTAGACGGTAGTGTGGACTTAGGCTATGCATCAGGACGATTCAAAGACCTTCACCTTTCAGGCGGTGTGCGTGGCACATCAACTATTGACATTACTATTCCTGAAACATCAGGCGGAGCAATCAATTTAGAGTTTGGTAATAACACGAATGCCACCAGACGAACAGTTCAGGCATACAAGGATAATTTCGAGCCAGCCGCCGTTGACACTGGAGTTATTAGCTTAGGTCAAGCCGGAAATAAGTGGAAAGACCTTTACCTGTCAGGCGGTGCATACCTTGGCGGTACTGCGGCGGCTAACAAGCTGGATGACTATGAAGAAGGGACGTGGACTCCTGTAATTGCTGACGCCTCAAGCGGAGGAAACGCAAGTTCAACAACTGCAAGCGGAACATACGTCAAAGTTGGAGCAGTTGTGTATGTTCAGTTTAATGCGTCGAACATTAACACTTCAGGGATGACTTCCAGTAATGATCTTCATATTACTGGCTTACCTTTTACTCCAAAGTCTAGCTCTGGAAGCGTTAAATACACTGGAACGGTTAACATGAGTGTAGTTACATTTGAACAAATGCCAATTCTTAACGTAAATGAAAACCAAACACACATAAAGATACAAGAAGTGCGTAGCGCCGCTGGGGTTGATTCGATAACAGTTAATCAGCTTTCTTCAGGCGCTTCAGATCTTCACGGAAACCTTGTTTACGAAACAGCCTAATTATCTCAAGTGGACTCTTGAGACGGACTAAAGGAGAAAGAAAATGGCATTAACAAAAGAAGTAACAGCAGACAAGATCGAAGTAGTAGAAGCCGGTGACAACACAGTTGTTCAAGTACGGATTGCTACTCGTGTACTAGAAGACGGCGCTGTAATTTCACAGTCGTATCACCGTCATGTAATTCACTTAGGCGACGACTACTCAGCTGAACCCGCTAACGTACAGGCTATTTGTGTAGCCGCATTTGGAGACTAACAATGGCTACATGGACTATTGCAACACTTGAGCGTGAATTGGCAGACGGCGGTGTAACCGTTGCACACTGGCGATGCACTGAAGAAGAAACCGTAGGTACTGGCGACGACGCTGTGACTTACTCTGCATCCTCTTACGGTACTGTAGGCTTTACACCAGACCCAACTGCATCTGACTACATTGCCTATGACAGCCTGACTGAGGCTAATGTCCTAGGTTGGGTATGGGAGTCTGTAGGTCAAGACACCGTTGAAGCGGCACTGACTGCTAAGATCGAAGCAGACAAGAACCCAACTAGCGGCTCTGGTGTACCTTGGTAATGGGTTTGCTAATGGACGTTGCAAACATTGCAACATCAGTTATTGCGGTATGCTCGCTGGTAGCTGCGATAACGCCCACACCGAAAGATGATGTGTGGATCGGGAAGGCGTACAAGTTTCTTGATGTCTTGGCGCTTAACATTGGAAAAGCAAAACAGTAAGGAATAGCGACGATGGGAAAAAATGAAAAGACCCCAATCACCGTGAACGAAAAAGAGTATTACGTTGAAGATTTAAACGATCAACAACGATTGCTTTTAAACCACGTTAATGATCTGGACCGAAAGTTAGCAAGCGCCAGGTTTAATGTTGATCAACTTGCAGTAGGTCATAGTCGATTCATTGAGCTGTTAGCGGAATCGCTAGAGCAAAAAGATATGTTGGACAATGGTTACGCTGAGGTTACTGACTAGGGGGATTAATGCCTCTCATTACTCTGGATATCCCACCGGGGATTGTACGGAACGGAACAGACCTAGAGTCATCTGGTCGTTGGAGAGATGCAAGCCTTATACGGTGGCGAAACAACTCTTTGCGACCAATTGGCGGCTGGGATACCAGAAAGGCCACTGCGGCGTCACAACCGCCCCGTGGCGCTGTTACGTGGATCGATAACTCAGGGAGCATTCATTATGCTTTTGGATCGGCAGACGGCCTTTTTACGTCAATCGATTCCAATACGATTATTGACATAACGCCCGCCGGTCTTACTAGTGGGAATATTAATGCGATAGAGAACCTTGGCTATGGAGGTAACTTTTATGGCCAAGAATACTTTGGCACATCGCGGACAGCAGGAATCCCTCAGGAATGCACAACCTGGTCGCTTGATAACTGGGGCGAGTATTTAGTTGCGTGCTCTAGCGATGATGGAAAGCTTTACCAATGGCAGCTCAACAACGCAGCCAATGCAGCTATTGTAAGTAACGCGCCCACAAGCAATACATCGATTATGGTAACTGAGGAGCGGTTCATATTCTGCCTTGGTGCTGGTGGCAACCCACGCAAGGTTCAATGGTCTGATCGCGAAGACATTGATACATGGACGCCTTCAGCTACTAATGAGGCAGGTGACTTAGAATTACAGACCTCTGGCAAGATTATGCAAGGCGTTCGCATTCGTGGCCGCGCGTTAATTATTACGACGACTGATGCTCACGTAGCATCCTACTCAGGGCCGCCCGTGGTCTACGGTTTTGAGCGTGCGGGGACTGCGTGTGGCGGGATTTCTCGGCAGTCTGCCGTAGCAGTCGATGAGGGCGCGTTCTGGATGGGACAAAAGTCGTTCTTTCTTTATAACGGCTCATCGGTGCAAGAGCTTCCTTGTGACGTTGCTGATTACGTGTTTGATGATATTAACAACTCACAAGCATCAAAGGTATGCGCAGTTCATAACTCGCAGTACGGAGAAGTGTGGTGGTTTTACCCATCTCGGGACTCGCAAGAGAACAATCGATACGTCTCATACAACTACCAGCAAAATTTCTGGATGATTGGCACACTGGCTCGTACTGCCGCCGTAGATCGCGGTGTATTTCGATATCCGATGTGGTTCGACCCAAGCGCCAATATCTTCGATCACGAGGTGTCTTTATCGCATGACGGGGATGACATATTTGTAGAAAGCGGTCCAATCTTTGTTGGCGAAGGAGAGAATGTGGTTCAAGTCACTGAGTTGATACCGGATGAGAAGACTCAAGGCCAAGTTACGGCTACCTTTAAGACTAGGTTTTATCCTAACGCCACGGAAAGCTCACATGGGCCATTTACTATGGCTAACCCTACCAATGTAAGGTTCACGGGAAGACAGCTCCGTATGAGGCTTACAGGCTCTGATTTAACCGATTTCCGAGTAGGCAATATGAGGCTTGATATTAAGCCTGGGGGCAGACGGTGAGCATAGGGGCATTCCCTCCGCCGCCTGGCGGCCCAGAATGGAAGCCTTGGGGCGAGCGCCTAAATGATTATTTGCGCCGAGTGAGGTCGCACTTAGCATTCTTTGAAACCGGAGACAGTGCAAAGGACGACGGAATCATTTTATGGGATTCTACAGGCTACCCGGTAGTTAGTAGTGGTGGTGAATTTAAGCAAATTGTCTTAGCGGATGGTCACGGCGACTTTGTTATTACATCTGATTACGCTTATACAGCCGCAGATACGACTTATGAATTATCTTACACCGCAGACAATAACAACGAAGGCTTACCAATTAATGGAACTCGCATCACATTCAGTGAGACTGGTTATTACTTGGTAAGTTTTTCAGCGCAAATATTTAGTGCATCAGCAAGCACGGTAGAGTTTGTATTTTGGCCAAAAAAAAATGGTACGAACATAACCGGAAGCACCATAAGGGCGGCTTTACATGGAAACTCTGAAACCACAGTAGTTAGTAGAGCGGTAATCATTCACGCAACTGCCAACGATTATTTGGAGGTTGCAACTGCGTGCGACAGCACTAGCGGATCTTTAAAGGCGTTTGCGGCAAGCGGTATATCAGATGAGCCGGCGTGCCCTGCAACAACGCTAACGATTATTAGAGTGCATAGGTGATATAATTGGCGACTATAGTAGAAGAGTTGGTGCGCTGTGAGCCTTGGTTACGGGCAGCATTAGAAAGATCGGGCGGCACCCATACTATAACTGATGTTGTTGAGGCGGTATCTGAGGGTCGTATGCAGTTTTGGCCAGCGCCACGGGGATGCGCGGTAACAGAGATTATTAAATATCCCGGCAAGAAAGTGTTGCATATATTTCTTGCTGGTGGAGAGTTAGACCAGATTGTAGACATGGATAACTCTGCGGTTGAGTTTGCACGAATGAACGGTTGCACTGCAATGACTATCGCAGGACGCAAAGGCTGGGCTAAGGTGCTGAAAGATAAGGGCTACGAAGTAGCGCACACAGTATTAGCAAAGGAACTTTGATATGTCAGGTGGAAAAGGCGGCAGTCAGTCAACACAGGTAGAAATACCGCAGTTTATCGAAGACGCTGCAAAACAAAATTTAGCGCGTGCGCAAGCTACAGCTCACATGGGATATCTTCCTTACTACGGGCCAGAAGTAGCTGCTTTTTCTCCTTTACAAACACAGGCGATGCAAAGCGCTGGGACTGCTGGTCAGGCTTTTGGTTTAGCAGGGCCAAGTTTTGACGCCACAGCATCCATACCAACGCCAGATGTTTTATATCGCGGGATGCAAGGGTACGGATCTGGAGAGTTATTTGAGCAACAACTTAAAGACTTGCAAACAAAAAGCCCCGCGCAATTCAGTCAGTACACTTCTTTGCCAACGATGGTTCCTAACTTTGACGGATACTCTATGCCGGTTCCTGGGCAAGATGCTGGTTATTTGCCTGGAGGCGATGAGGCGGTATTGGGATCAGACTCTCCCTTCTTCAGTGTTCCATCAATTGATTTTATGGGCGACCCTCGTTATGTCCGAGATGAAGGCACTCCTGACACACAGCCATTTGCTAACGCCCTTCCAGGGGAAGATCCAATTCTTGACGCTGGGCTGTATGGCAACGATCCGGCAGACATGGCCGGCATGTTGGCCAGAATGGAGGAGATGCAGCGGTCCATAGATGAGAACCGAGGCTTTATCGATCAAGGTAATGTTTTTAATCCTCAATACGATGAAAGATTCCAAAATTTAGAAAATCAGTTTTCTGGCTTTCAACAGTTTGACCCCTCTGATTTGCAAACACAATTGGCAGCGTTGCAAGGGCAAACCGCGTTTGATCCTACCGGCATAAACGAAAGGTTGTCTGGTCTAGAAAATCAATTTGCAGGGGCTACAGGATTTGATCCAACCGGCCTAAACGAAAGAATTAGCGGATTAGAAAATCAGTTTTCTGCTTATCAGCCATTTGACCCAGCTGACTTAGCATCTCAGCTAGAAGGATTGCGAGCGGTTGATACGTTTGACCCAGCAAGCCTACAAAACCAAATTGCAGCACTAGAAGGTAGATTAGGCGATATTTCTACGTTTGACCCAACCGGCATTCAATCTCAAATTGAAGGTTTGCAGAACCAATTTCAAGGTATTCAAGGATTTGATCCATCAAATTTGCAATCTCAAATACAAGGTTTGCAAAATCAATTTGGTGGAATGCAAAGTTTTGATCCAACCGGCCTACAGAATCAGTTTGAGGCATTGCAAAATCAATTCCAAAACATTCAGCCATTTGATACTAGCGGGTTGCTAGGTCAGATTAGTGGGTTAGAAAACCAACTAGGCGGGTTACAAAATCAATTTGAAGGTTTTCAGTCATTCGATCCCAGCAACCTTGCTAACGAAATTTCTGGACTGCGAAACCAATTCGGTGGATTGCGTAATCAATTTGAGGGGATGCAAGGATTTGATCCGACTGGCTTGCAAAACCAAATTGAAGGATTGCAGAATCAATTCCAAGGCTTTCAGCCGTTTGATCCAAGTGCCTTGCAAGGTCAAATACAAGGATTACAGAATCAGTTTGGTAGTTTTGAGTCGTTTGACCCCACAGGTTTACAAGGTCAAATCGAAGGCTTGCAAAACCAGTTCCAAGGTTTTCAGCCATTTGATCCTTCGACATTGCAAGGTCAGTTTGAGTCTTTGCAAAACCAGTTTTCTGGTTTCCAGCCGTTTGATCCGAGCGCATTACAAGGTCAAATCCAAGGGCTTCAAAACCAGTTTTCTGGTTTCCAGCCGTTTGATCCTACGGGGCTACAAAACCAAATTTCTGGTAATCAAACTGCGATTGGAAACATTCCAAACTTTGATCCTACTGGGATGCAAACACAAATTAATGCCTTGCAACAATTAATTGCCGGAATGGGGTCGTCACCCTCACCAGCCGGCAACCCGTTTGCAACAGCAACCGCTTTAACTGGAGGTTAATATGGCACAAGGAAGATCAGGAATGCCGATGGCACCGGTAGGTGGTTTTGGGCAACAACAGCAAGGCGGCTTTATGCCGCAAAGACAGCTAAGTAATTTTGGGCCATACCGTCAAGGGATGATGGGGGAGCCTAGAATGAACATGAGCGGTTTTAATTCTGGATTTAACCGTCAAACACAGCCAATGAGTTCTGGGCCTCAAATGCCTAATTCCGGTCAGAGCGCACGCCCAATGAATGGAGGTGCGACTCCGCAACAAGGATTCTCTCGTATGATGGCTGGCGGGGGGATGGCTGGCGGGGGTATACCGAGTCCTCCAGGGATTGGCGACAATGACTTTCTTGGTGGGGCTACGATAGTGACGCCGCCTCCTATGGCGTCAGGTGGACCTGTAGCGCCTCCTGCGGGGATAATGCCTCCAATGAACATAGGACGCGCTAACGAGTTTACTGATAATAGGATGCGGGAAAATCCGCCCATGCTTATACAGCCAGTAACTGGTGGACCTGTAGCGCCTCCTTCGCAATTTACACCTGTTCTTAGATCAATGCCCGGTACTGTAATGGACGGTAGCGGTGCATTTGGAAGTGGGCAAGGTCGTCCTGCTGCAATGCCCCGCTTTGCTGGCGGACCTGATAGCCAACCTGCGACAGACGCTATGGCAAGAGACTTTCAAGCACAAGAAACTGCAAAAAAAGGTCAAACCCCTATACAAAGAGTAAAGCCATTGCCAGGCACCTTGACGGAGCCAACTGAGTCACTCGCTCCTATTGAGCCTAAAGGAGATATTTTCCAACAGGCCGCAACAGGAATAGGGCAGGCAATAGGAGGCGCTCAAAGAGAAATGGGCTACCAGCCGCCTAATGTATTTGGAAGTAGGTACAGTGCTGATAGAGTAACCCCAGGTGGCTCTCAATATACTGGAGACGTCACTACAACTGGTTATAAAGCGCCAAGCATTGCCGAGAACATAGGGCAGTTTGTAAACCCGTTTGAACAACAAGTTGTTGAGGGTACGTTAGGCGACATTGAACGCCAGCGTCAAATGCAGGCAAATCAATTGGCGGCTCAATTCCAAGGTGCAAGAGCATTTGGTGGATCACGAGAGGCTATCCAGCAAGCTGAGTTAGGGCGTCAAGCGTTTGAGCAGGGAACAAGCGCGTCATCGGCACTTAGGCAACAAGGATTTGGTCAGGCTTTACAGTCAGCGGCTCAACAGGCTCAGATGGGCCAACGAGCCTCTGAGTTTGGCTTAAATCAAAACCTACAAGCTCAATTGGCCAATCAGGCCGCCCGTCAAAGGTTCGGTGAGTTTGGTGCGGGACAATCATTACAAGCACAATTAGCCAACCAATCAGCAAGAGCAAGAGCAAACGAGTTTGGTTTAGGACAAAACTTGCAGGCACAATTAGCAAATCAAGCGGCTCGACAGGCTGGCTCTCAGCAGCGCCTAAGCGCAGCATCACAACTTGGATCGCTTGCTAATTTAGGCTTTGGAATGGGACAAACGGTACAGAACCAAATGGCTCAACAGGGCGCATTGCAACAGCAGTTACAGCAGCAGATTATGAATGCAGCTCGATCTCAGTTTGAGGGCTTCCGTAACTACCCAGCTCAGGCTCTTGGTTACTACGCTCAAGCATTGGGTGCTACGCCTACGCCACAGTCCAGCACAACGTCTAAGCAGCCAGGGTTGTTCGATTACCTGACTCTTGGCGCATCAATGTTCCCAAGGGCATAAAGATATGGTTGCAACAGACTCACAGGCTCCGCAACAAAAACAAACTTTCAAAGGCTTGCTTGATTTGCTGATGAAAGACGAGGAAATGCGCAAGCGAATTAGTCAGGTAGGTGCGGCGTCTGCACAAATTGCCCAGCCGTTTGTTGTTCAGCAACCACAGGCTTTAGGGTTTAGCGGTGGTTTACTACAACAGCCGCAAGTTGCCCCTATGGCACCAGGGACAGGTATTATGGGCCTCGATCCAAGTCAAGGCGGTGGCGTAGATCCAGAAAAAATTGCTAAATTCATGAAAATATTAGGTATGGGTTAAAGGGTAGAATTATGGCGGGGATGATGACTGGTCAACCTGTAACACCAAAAGCATCAGCGCGTGATGATGAAGAGCGCAAAATGATGCAAATGATGGAGCAGATACAACAACGTCGCGCACCAAACTCAAGGGTAGCTATGACGCCTCAAGCTCAACAGCAAATGCAAAACTTTGAAGCGGCTCGCGCACAAGCTATGCGGCCGGCTAGATCTGTGAGCGGCGGATCTACTACTGCCAAACCAGAGCAAGCTGGATTGTTAAGCC